CTAAATACAGAAATAAAACATTGCAAGGCGGAACTGTAAACGGTGGATGGGCTGAATGGTCTGTGCCGGAACAATCAGATGTTTATGATAAGGAGTTGTGGTATGCAACTAATCCATCGTTAGGTACGGTGTTAAAGGAACGTGCCATATTAGATGAGATAACGAGTGATTTGGTAGATTTCAATATACAGCGATTGGGATTATGGATTAAATATAATCAAAAATCAGCTATAAGTAAGGCTGAATGGGAATCTATGAGTGTCAATACTTTGCCAGATTTAAAAGGCAAATTATTTGTAGGTATAAAATATGGCAAAGATAGTAATAATGTTTCGTTAGGTATTGCCGTAAAGACAAAGGAAAATAAGATATTTGTAGAGTGTATTGATTGTAGAGAAATTAGAGCCGGAAATGATTGGATGTTAGGATTTATCGCAAATGCTGATGTTCAAGATGTTATAGTTGATGGTGCTAATGGTCAAGAACTGTTGGCAAGTGCTATGAAAGAAGCTAGATTAAAGGCACCTAAGTTACCTACTGTTAAAGAAGTCATTGTTGCTAATAGTACCTTTGAACAGGGTGTATGTGCACAGAATATAGTACATATGTCACAGCCTTCGTTAGTACAGGCAGTCAGCAATTGTGAGAAAAGGGCCATTGGAACTAATGGAGGCTTTGGATATAAATCGCAGCGAGAGGATATAGATATTACACTTTTAGATAGCGTGATATATGCATATTGGGCTTGTAGTGAATATAAAGAGAAGAAAAAACAAAAAGTGAATTGCTAATAGCACCCTGTATGGGTGCTATTTTGCATATATTACCGATACCACCGGGTTAAGTGGGGAAAGGAGAATAATATGGGTAATGAGTTTACACCAATCGAAACACAGGAACAGTTGGATGCGCTTATTGGAGAGCGTATAAAGAGAGAACGGGAGACACAGGAAAAGAAGTATCAGGGCTATATGTCACCAGATGATTTTAAAGTTAAAAATGATGACTTCGAGAAACAGCTTGCAGATCTTAACAAAGCATTAAAGGAGGCTAATGATAAAATTGCAGGTTTTGACAAAGAAATAGCTGACAGAGACGCCAAAATCAAGTCACACGAGTCGCACTCGGTAAAATCGCGTATTGCACATGAGGTTGGTTTGTCATATGAGGCTATAGATTTCCTGAAAGGTGAAGATGAAGAAAGCATACGTAAGAGTGCAGAGGCACTTAAAGCTATTGTTGGAAAAAATGCACCAGCACCACTTGCTTCAACAGAACCCTCAGGAGCTTCATCTGATGCAGATGAGGCATTAAAGAAAACATTAAGAAATTTGAAGGGAGAATAACAAATTATGGCAACATTAACAAAAGGTGAGCTTTTCGCTCCCGAAACAGTAAAGGATTTATTTAACAAGGTCGCAGGTAAATCATCTATTGCTAAACTTACAAAGTCACAGCCAATTGCATTTAATGGAAATGAGATATTTATCTTCTCGATGGATAACGAGGTTAATATTATTGCAGAGGGTGGCAAGAAAACAGAAGGCGGTGTTACAGTTGATCCAGTAAAGATTGTGCCTCTTAAGGTAGAATATGGCGCAAGAGTTACAGATGAATTTATGTATGCATCTGAAGAGAAACAGCTGGAGATTTTAAAGAGCTTTAATGAGGGCTATGCAAAGAAGGTAGCACGTGCAATCGACATTATGGCTATACATGGTGTCAATCCAAGAACAAAAGAAGCATCTACACTCATTGGTACTAATAGCTTTGATACCAATACAGGTGTCACAGTTATTAAGTATGATGCGACTCAGATAGAGGAAAATATTGAAAGTGCTATCGCTGCCATATCAGATGATTATGATGTATCAGGTATGGCGATGGCAAAAGATTTCAGCTCAACTCTTGCATCATTAACTGTAAATGGAGTTAAGCAGTATCCAGAACTCGGGTGGGGTGCTAATCCTGGAGTAGTTAAAGGTCTTCCAGTAGATGTTAACAGTACAGTATCATTTGGTGAGTCAAAGGATAAAGCTGTGGTAGGTGATTTCGAAACTGCATTTAGATGGGGATATGCGAAAGAGATTCCATTAGAGGTGATTCAGTATGGTGATCCTGACCAGTCCGGAAAAGACCTTAAAGCACATGGTCAGGTTTATTTGAGATGTGAGACATACATCGGCTGGGGTATTTTGGATCCTACTGCATTTGCGGTAATCAAAGAGGCGACAGAGTAATATGAGATATAGAAATACTAAGACAGGTGTAATTGTCGATGTAAAATCTCAGATAATAGGTGGTAATTGGCAGGTTATTGGACCTGCCAATTCTTCTGTTAATGACAAAGTTGCACCGGTGCAACCAAAAAGAAGGGTGACTAAGAGTAAAAATGAGTAGTTTTGCAACGATAGAAGATATAAACAAGCTTTGGAGAACACTAAAGGAACATGAGACAAAACGTGCTGAGGAGCTTCTTGGTATTGTTTCTGATTCATTGAGATATGAAGCTAAAAAGGTTGGCAAAAATCTTGATGAAATGATAGAGAAAAATGCTGAGCTAGTTGCTGTTGCAAAATCTGTTACAGTTGATGTGGTAGCCAGAGCATTAATGACATCTACTGACTCAGAACCAATGACACAGATGTCTCAATCGGCACTAGGTTATACAATGTCGGGGACATATTTAGTCCCAGGTGGTGGATTATTTATCAAGAAGTCTGAACTGGCGAGATTAGGTCTTAAGAGACAACGAATGGGAGTGATTGATTTATATGGCACAAATCAAGGGAACGACAGTTAAATTAGCTGTTAAAACTCAAGTTGGTGTAGATGGATTTAAACGTCCTGTATATGAAGAACAACTTGTGGATATAGAAGACGTTCTTATCGGAGAGCCTACATCGGATGAGCTTGTTGATACATTAAATCTTTTTGGAAAAAGAGTTGCATATGTATTAGCAGTTCCCAAAGGTGATAAGCATTTGTGGGAAAATACAATAGTCGAATTTTATGGAGAAAAATATCGCACTATTGGGGCTCCTGTGCAGGGGATAGAAGAAAATATCCCTCTAAGATGGAATAAGAAAGTAAAGGTGGAGCGAGTTGAATAAGAAAGTAAAGGTCGTATTGAATAAAACTGGTGTTGGAGAATTGCTAAAATCACAGGAAATGATGAAAGTGTGTGAAGAACAGGCAGAGTCAATATTAGGAAAAGTTGGCGACGGTTATGAGATGGCATCGTATGTTGAGAAAACAAGAGTCGGTGCTACAGTATTTGCTAGCTCTTACAAGGCAAAAAAAGATTGCTATGATAATAACACATTGTTAAAGGCGGTGCAGAGGTGATAGAGAAAATAATATGCGATTATTTAAGTGACAAGCTAGGGCTTGTTGTATTACCTGAGGAACCCGAGGAACCTATGGAAGAATATGTGATTGTTGAAAAAACAGGTGGCGGAGGTAAATATATAAAAAATAGTACCATAGCTATAAAATCATATTCTCTTAGTTTGTATTTGGCGGCAATGCTGAATGAAAAAGTAAAAGATGAGATGAATAAGATAGTGGAACTGGATGAGATATCTTCAGTCGAATTGAATTCAGATTATAATTTTACTGATAAAAGTAGAAAAAAATATCGCTATCAGGCGGTATATGAATTGATACATTATTAAACGGAGGTAAAAATATAATGGACGCAAAGAATGTAACTACTGGCAAACCTAAAGTGGGTGGAGCGGTATTTAATGCAGTATTAGGAACAGCTGTGCCAACTGATGCGATTTCTGATTTGGGTAAAGAATACAAAAATCTTGGTTATTGTAGCGAAGAGGGAGTATCTAACAGCAATAGTCCCGAGAGCGATAAAATCAAAGCATGGGGCGGAGATACTGTGTTGTCATACCAGACTGGAAAAGAAGACAAATTTACCATGACATTAATCGAAGCGTTGAATATCGATGTATTAAGATCTGTATATGGTGAAGAAAATGTTTTGGGAAGTCTTGAGAATGGGCTTACTATTAAAGCAAATTCGAAAGAGCTTCCAGCGCAGGTATGGGTTGTAGAAATGATATTGCGTGAAGGGATA